CTGTCTTGGCGTTTTGGACCGCTCTCTCTTGCTGCTCGTTATGCAGCTCAAAATAAGCAGCCCAACCGACTAGCTCTTCCTGCGTTAAGTCACGCGAAAGCTGAGCAACCGTCATGCCCAGCTCCTTTGCCAAGAAGAAAATAAAATACCAGTCGTTACTTGCTTTTGAGGTCTGCCTTCGCTTCCTCCACCCTGTGCTCCGTCCCAGAGTTCAACATGGCCAGCTGGATCTCTTGGAGGATAGAAGCAGCTACAGCGTTCCTAAGAGCAGCCTTTTCACCGTCCTGGAACATCCGCTTGCCGTCTTCGTCCAAAGCTTTTTCAATCATCAGGCCAAGCGCAAAATCGTTGCCCTCACCAGCATCGACTTTTTTCTGGATCGACTCGCGTTCGTCGATGGTAAGCGGGTGCCAAAACACCTCAAGCACCACCTCATCGCCTTCCTTTACCTCGTACTTATAGAGCTGGCTAACGCCAAACTTATTCCGAAGCAGTTCGGTGGCCCGCATAAATCAATGCCATTTCGATCAATATACTACACGACTGCAGTAAATTGACAAGAAATAATGCCCAAAAAATGCGCTCGATCCTCTAACTCAATAGGGCTTGGCCCGGTAACGTCCATAACTCTCGGAGAAACATTAAACGTGTCTGTGTAGCCAGTGCCGTTTACTGAGGTCAAACCGTCAATAACAGATTCGCTAATCGCAGACAGCGCCGACGTTCCACCTGATTTTGGGACGTAGACGTTGCATTGAATCACGCCGCTGTAATAATCAGATGCTGCACCTTGGTTTTGCAGCGTTGAGCGGTTGAAGTTGACGCTCATGACAACGTATTTTTTAGTCTTGCCAGGCGTCGTAAAACGAACGTTGTCATAAACCATTGAAACGGTTGCATCAGCTGCCACAACCGCGTCGGTTACAGCCTTTTCAAAAGCAGCACGAGCGTTTACAAGAGTCATAAATTAACCACCAAGTTGTTCATAGCCGACAGGTGCGACCATGCGCTGACCAGTCTGAGCAAAAATCCTACCTGCTCGTTTTTCTTGGAACGTGCTATTTACCAAGTCTCGCATTTCACCTTGGACAAATTGTGGGATACCTGATTTGGGAGAAGAAAAAGCTTGCAAAGCATATACAGCTGTATTCCCTACATAGACAGTTGGTTGCTTTTTATAATTAAACTCAGGGATTGGATGACGCGGTTTAATTGTGCCTTGGTTTGAACCTTGCTTATACGCTGACCAAGGCTCAGTTTTTTCATCCTTTGCCTGTGGCCTTTGCGTAGACGCCTTCCAGCTAGACGCAAAAAACCCTGTATCTACAGGACTTATGTCGGAAGAGAGCCCTTCAACAGTAAGAGCGATTAAAGCATTGAAGTCACTATTGAGCTGCTGCTCAAGGTCAGTCACAATCTGCCCAATGCCGCGCTTCTTTGCCATTAGAACAACACCTCAAGAATATGCAAATACTCTTGGCCTCCTTTGTACGTGCGAATATCCACGATCTGAGCAACCCGATCAGACCCTGCATAGCCAAGGGTGACTGTATCTTCAAAATTAGGTTGGTTGTCGCCGATTAAATTAGGAGTTACATACAGCTTTGCCTTACGCTGTTCTTGCCCTTCTTGTTCTTCCGTAGAATCGATAAATTCGACTGGCACGTCAATTGAATATGTCGTGTCGGTTGTCGTCAACGCTCCAGTGGCAACGTTATAGCTAGGAGATGCTTTCTTCGTATAAGTAATTGTATGGTCGAAAGACTTGCCCAAGTCAGCAACAACCGACTTGGCAACGTTTTTGAAAAGGGTGTCTAACGCTCCAGGCATGTCAACCTCTTACGGTACGGATCTGGTAGCTGCCGCTCCCACCAAGGCAATAAGCACCAAGGTAAGACTGGAGCCAAGGATAAACATCAAAGACATTATTGACCGTTCCCGTAGCTTGACTAGAAGTGTTGTACTTGACTTCCATTTCGCCGAGCTTGACGGACTCGTATAACCCCGTATCGCCGGTAGTCCCTGTAATTGCTTCCGTGTCATTGGCTAAAGCATTCGCCAACTCGAACGCTGCATACTTGATGTCGTTCGGGATGGCTGTGCAAACTAGCTCTACCCGGTCAACATGATAATTATTGCGAGGCCAGCTCAAAGCTTGGTCTGTATCGCAACGATCACCATAAAAATTCAACGTATCAATCCAGCGAGTAGCTGAAATCAATGCACGGTTTTTCTTGTCGTCTTGCTTGTTGTCCCATTGCGTGCTGCTTGGGACGGTCTCAAAATATGCGTCGGCTTCAGCCAAAGTCACGTAGCTGTTGGCTGACGCGCTGCTGAGAGTGGCGTTAATCGTGGCAGCCATGGCTGGAAAAAGAAGGTGGCCCCACCTAATGGTAGGGCCTTTACTCTGATCAGGATCAGATGGTGCTGGTATCCAGCGGGCTGTTAACAGTGACCTGAACCAGAGGGATCAGATCGATGTCATAGGTGGCAGACCACTTGTTAGCGGTTGCCAGGTTGGCGTTGGTGGGGTTGTCACCAGCGTCAGCCCACTTGGTGCCCATCACGTGATAAGCAGAGTGGTAGTCAACCGACAGGACGTCCTGTTTCGACAACACGTTTCTGTCCGCTTCGATTCGAAGCTCTTGCTGTACACCTTCCAGGATGGTTCCTGACTTGGTGAGATAGCAATAGAACTCACGCTGGTGGCCGCCAGTGCCAGGAGCCACAGTGTTAACTGCAGGGTCCATGATGACGTTCATACCGGCAAATTCGCCAATAGAACGAGCACCAACGCCAACACCACCGCCGCCCCAGGTCACGGCACCGCCAGTAGACAGTGCAGAGGTGGAGAAGGTCAGCAGGCCCACCTGATACAGGTAGTAGCCAACAGAAGGGTGAACAACGAGGGTGTCCAGCTCGTCGCCACGCTCACCGAGCTTGGAACGTGCTTCTGCCACTGTCGCAGCAGTCAGGAAATTGGCTTCAACAGCTCCAGAAGCAGCTGCTTTGCCTTTATCCATAGCATTGCCAGAAAGGGCAGTGCCAAACAAACCAGCAAGATGAGAGAACAGACGAGCGCTGTTCAACTTGTTGATTGCATCTGCAAGCTGGTTGCGGATGTGAAGCATTGGGTCTTCACCAGCCGCCAAAACCGCCATGTCATCTACCGCATACGCAAATGCGCGGTGGCAGATTGTGGCGATCTGAGTGCCAGTACCAATTTTTTGAGGAGTCAGGTAGCCAGCGCCACTGGTTCCCCATGTCGCTGTACCGTCCAGAATTTCTTCTGTTGGTGCAATTGGATTAAACTCAGGAACTTGAATGCGAGTTCCGCCTTCTCGTGAATCGAGAAGCGCATTACGCACCACAGCACCGCTTTTGATAAACAGGCTGCGTTCTTTGATTGCCTCAGACACGTAAGTGCTGAGATTATTCCTCTTTACGATGTCCGCGAGGAGGACACCGCCGGAATAATTCTGAAATGGAGCGGCCATTTCTTATCCAGAAGTAAGGTTTGCGGTTTACAAGTCACGGACTTGTTGGTGTCCCACGGGGACTACTTACCTGCCTCTCTCCTGAGCACGGCTGCAAGATCGGGGTCGGTATTCTCTAACATCATACGCTGAGTCAGGTTCTCTGTCGCGTCTAAATAAGGATTAGCGATGCCTGCAGAGCTTGCCGTTGATGTATTTGGCTTTGCACCCATCCCAGCTTGAGTGCTTGGTTTGAAGTGATGCTCGTAAGAAGAACCAGGGTTTTTAAGCTTGGCAAGGTAGACATTGATGTCTTGTTCAATGCCGCCGTCTAAAACCTTGACGGTGCCATCCTCAGATTTTTTGAGACTGCCTTGAATCAATTGCAGCATTTGGTCTGAATTGATTGCGCCAGCCTGATTAATTGCTGAAAGCGCAGCGTTTTTCATTGCTGCTGTTTCGTTAGAAACTTGCAAATTTTGCAGTTGTTGCTCTAACTCAGCAATGCGCTTGTCTTTTTCAATGCCAGATTTGTTGGCTTCCTCCCAAAGAGGTTGCCACTGGCCTTGATCTTCAAGCGTTTGACGGCGCTGATCGTCTTGTTTTTTATAGACGTCATCAAGCTTGCCTTTGATACCTTGGAACTTGTCCTCGGCTTCAGCAGCACGCTTTTGAAGCGCTTGGATCTGTTGTTCGTACGCAGATACGTCGACGCTGGCGGTAGTTTCAGTCTCAGCCACGGGCTGCTCAGAAGACGCCACAGGCGTCTCCTGGATGACTTGTTCTTCCATTACTAAGCTTTAGTGGACTCGTCTACTTTACTAGACTTTGCCTTTTTAGTCGTTTTTTTGGGCTCAGGCATTGGACACTCCTGATTTTTAGGAGGGTTGATCTCTTCAAAACGCATTCCCATGGGAACAAAAGCCGTTACTGCTCTACTGTACCGCTCTGTCCCGTTTCTGCCGAGGTTGGCAAAATTTCACCCTGCACCAGCATGTCCCGGAACTCTTCACGGTCAATAATTTTGTCCTCAAACAACTGACCCATCGCTGTAATGTCTTGCCCAATCAGACGTTGTAGATCAAAATCACGACTAATTTTGACCCTTGGTGCTTCAATACTTAAATAACTAGCCGCAAAATCATACGCTTTTTGCAAACCAGACTCTAAGTCCATTGAAACCATTGCCAACATTGAATTAGTGTCAATGCGGTCTAAACGTCGAGCGTCCGCAGACTCTGCTACAAATTTTTGCTGGCTGAGCGTACTAATGCCCAAGCTAGCCATCTGCTGCTGAAGCTCACTAATCTCTGCAGCTTGCGCTTCAAACGCATTAGAAGCTGGTGTCACGTAATACACCTTGTTGCCTGGCTGCGTTGCCATCGCATAATTCACACCAACCGCCATATCTTTTGTCTGATCGTCCCAGCCTTCCAAAATTAACATCGGCTGACTTGCAATATGCAAACTATGGATCAAATCAGCTTGGCGTTGATAATGAGACAAGTTCAAATGAGCAATGTCTAGCAATGGCGGTCTGCTAGTTAAAATGTCGGTCTTATTAGAATAAATTGTTACTAGCGGAATTTGACCTAGCGAGAAATCGCCCGAATCAACCAGCTCGTACTCTTCTGTAGCGTCGGATTGATCGAACGAAGCGGGGTATGGGTATGGCCCTTGCATTTCTTTTTTTTGTTCCGCTTGCCTAAATACCCGATAACGGCCTGGCTCAATAACACGGATTTGGTCATAGCATTTTTCTCCAAAATCACCGTCCGCAACAACGGCTTTTTCACCAATACGGACTTGAGTTAGGTTGCCATAATTAGACTCACGATCCAAACGCCAGCCATAGACATTCGTGGGATCAACCTCTATCCAATAAGGACGGCGGTTCTGAGCACGCTCTTCAGCCAAACTACGAGCTGCAGATGGTGCAGGGAAATCAACCAACGTATGGCAATGACCATAGGTCAAAGCACAAGCCAGAAGCCTGCGGGCAAATTCTTCAATATCCGACCCACAGCCATCAACATCCTTATTGAAGACATCTGTCCAGTAAGGATCGCCTTCTACAACAATTGGCTTACGCAGAATTAGGCCAGTTGCTGCTCGGATCAGGCGTTGCGTGTAAGGCGTAAATACAGAGCGGTTTACACGGGCTAAATATGCTGTGTAGTCCTCACGTGGTTCAAGCGGTAAAAATGTTTCGCTGTTGGCACGTAAATAATCAGTCCCTGAAGTAACCGCTTTCATGATCTCCCAGCCCTTCATCTGGTCGATCACTGCCCGTGTCCTAACGAACGGGCTGTCAACACTTCCCATATAGGAACTGCTGACTAAATGGGTTCTTACTAGGCCAGGGACTGAATAGGTCATGTCACCATTTTACTTTGTTGGCCCAATAGGCAGCACTGGTCTTGCCTTTAGCAATGTTTTTTGCATGTCGCTTTTTAAAAGCAGCACGCTTCTTTTTCATTGCCTCACTCTCGCCAGCTTTTGGCTTCCCTGCAGTGTTTGCACCCTGTTGGCCAAATCGAATCAAACGATCCTTACCATTGTCTTTGATAACAACAGCATGTGATTTACCACTGGAATGACCAGAAGTGCGGATCGGTTTGTTGTAGCCGTCAAATGTATGACCGCCACGTTCGATTTTGGCCACTGGTCAACCTTTACTGGAGGTTGGATGTGATGGTGCCGCTAGTGACAAAATTGCAAGTAGCAACAACTAAATCACCAGTAGTAGATCCAATGTCCATGCTGGTAATAATTCCAGCAAAACTCACTGAATCACTGCCTGTAGTGGTGCCAGTCGTAAACAACTCAAACGTAGCGTCTGCTGTGTCAGAAGCAGTAACTACATCCTCGATAAAAGCTGCTTGACCAGTTGCGTCTGGGTCGTAAACCAGTTCAACCGTGCCAGAACCACTAACCAAACTGCCGACATACGCACGGAACGTGTCACCTTGATCGGTGCAGTCCAGCGTGTCCTTAGTAATGTTCAGCGTCCAGCTACGGGTGCCGACGATGGTGGCGTTAGAAGAACCAGCAGCGTCAAACTGGACAGCGCCCTGCTCTCCGCGAAGGATGGCCATAATTAGACATAGGAAGGGTCTATGTCGCTCAGTCTAACCGTTCGCATTGCAAAGACCATCTCAAGACTTCTTTTTCTTGGCCTTACGTCGCTTGTGCTGATAAGAAATCTTCTTTGAACCAGTCTTCTCTCTCTTAAATCGAGTTTTTTCAGCAGGTGTCATCTCTTTTGTTGTTTTAGGTGTTTTGTCTGACACCCGCTTAGACGGCCTGCACGCTGGATAATCACGATCCTCACCCTTAGACCGGCCACAAGGTTTTCCGGTCTTTACATCAACCCATTTCTCGTCAAACCATCGGCCAAGGCCACCACGACCTTTCCTACTTGGTTTTTTTGGCTTTTTTCGTTCCGCCACTGGTTACCTTGCGATAAGTGCCGCCGCGCTTTTTATACTCGCGCACCAACCACGCATTTGCATACGCGCTTGGATAAACGTCGAATTTACGCTTGGCGGCGGCTTTGACGCGGGCGTAAAGAGCTTTATTGGTGGGCTCGTTTCTAGCAGCCATGGCCGTGACGCATTTTCTTAGAGCCTTTCTTTACAGCCTTCTTTTTCTTGGGTGGACGACCCTTTTGTGTGCCGTAAGTTCCAGCTCCCTTAGGCATGACGCATAATCCGACGACAACATCATTCTAAACCAATCAGTAGATCCTGTAAGTAGTAGCACCAAGTGTTTCGGGCTTGGCCAAATTAAATTGCTGCAAGCACAAATACCCGAAAGCATCAAACGCATGGTCCACTCCCAAGTTTTTATTGGGTAATCCAGTACCTGGGGCGTAAGTCAATGTCCGTAATGACTTGATCAACTGCTTGCAACGTGGATGGATCAGCACTCTCCTCGTGCCAGTTGCATCTAGTAACCCCGTATTAACAGCTGTGATCTTGTCCCTGATCTTCCATGGTGATCGCGGTGATTGCACCGTAAAACCGCTCTTCCTTAAAATCGCGTGGTCAGTAACCCCCACACCACTCGTCTTTCGAGCGCTACCTGTTG